TGGAGATACCTGGGAAAGAGAATGGCAGATTTAGATAAATTTGGAAAAGAGCATGGTGAAGGTGAGTCTAAATGGTGGAATAAGTGAGGGATCGCAAACATTTAGCATTAAATAATACTTAAGATAAATTCTTCATTGAGTAAATAGTCTTAGATGCTATTAACCTTATGAAGTTTTTTATTGTTTTATTCGCATCGTTATTTCTTGCTTTTCCTGCATGGGCAGTGGATGTGCAGATGGGTTACGATATGAACCTTGCGTTTGAACCCTCAGAAGTAACCATCAATACTGGAGAGTCAGTCCACTTTATCAACAATCAACTTCCTCCCCACAATGTAATTGTGGAAGGTCATGACGAGTTAAATCACGACGCACTGGCAATGTTACCAGGTGAAGACTTTGAAGTTGTTTTCCCCGAATCAGGTGACTATACTTATTGGTGCGGTCCTCATAAGGGTGCTGGCATGATCGGTACAATTCACGTTCAATGAATCCAGAATACAAAAGAGAGTTTTACAAATCACTCAGAGAGAGAATCCATCAATTAAGAATGGATCATCTTTTTGAGGAACCTTGCCCACTCTATGAACCAGAATGGGAAGAGGACTATGCATGGGATTGCAGACTAACCTACGATCACGATGAAGATGAAGAAACTCAATGAAGTCGTTTTAAACATCACTGTTGCAATACTAGATTTTCTCTATCAAGGTAGAGATTATCAACGATTCTGGGTGCTTGAGGAAATTGCTCGGGCACCCTATTTTGCGTTTCTGAGTGTGTTACATTTTCGTGAAAGCATGGGACTTCGTGGTCCTGAGCATCTATATTTGATGAAACAGCACTTCGAGCAGTCAGTCAATGAAACAGAACATCTGGAATATATGGAGAGCAGGGGCGGTAATGCTTATTTTATCGATCGCTTTGTTGCCAAACACCTCGTACTTACCTATTATTGGGTCAATGTATTTTATTATTGGTTGGCTCCTCGCGCTGCATACCATCTGTCATATGAAGTAGAGGTTCATGCCGCTACAACATATGCTAAGTATCTTGCAGAGAGTGGTCCAGATGAAAAGATCCTTGAGATCTTAAATGATGAACTACAGCATGTCCATGAACTCGAAAAAGCAATGGAGGTAATTGTTTAATGGCAATCGGACACAGATTCAAAAAGATAGATCCGCCACCCAACTACATAACACATGAAGAGTGTCAGGAATTAATCGATGATGCCATACGAAAGCATAATCGTAATGCTTCAATTATCAGTATGTGTGTTGGTTGGGTTGTTCTCGCACTTTTTGCTGAGGGTCTTCTTAGACTCATTGGAGTAATCGATCCAGTATTCCCATGGTTGAACATACATTTATAATTGAATGGATAGGCATTATTCTTGCCTTGATATTTGGGGTAACTATGTTCTGTCAGGGTCATGCCATATTCCACGGGAAATATGGTTACAAACATGTCGAGCGTGAAAATAAAAAAATGTCGGACGCTCGTAAACAAGTAGAACAACTATTCAAAAACGATGAGTAAAGAAACTAAGTACAACATTCTCACCCAAGAAGATTATAAACTAATCATCGAAGCGGTAGAAGAGAAAATGGGTAAGTACATGGTTGGAGATCGTATGTACAGAGAGTATGAATCTCTGTCAGCAGAATTAAAACGCCGATCTGCATCGGCAATCGCTAGGAGGACTTGGGAATGAAAGTTGGAATGATCGGATTGGGTCGTATGGGCGAGGGAATGTCTCGTCGCATGATCAAACAAGGAATTGAAGTATGGGGTTACAGGAGGAACTATGAAAAAGCTCAAGAACAATTTGAAAAGGGTTATATCAGTGGATGTACCACTTCTGTGGAAAACCTTGTTCAAATAGTCGGTGATAAGGGTCCCGGTGTCTACATGATGGTTGTACCAGCAGAATTAGTGGAGGGAACGATCAATGAGTTACTACAATTTTGTAGTGAAGGAGATATTATTATTGATCATGGCAATAGCAATTTTAAGGACTCACGGCGCAGGGCGGAACGTCTTGCAAAGTTGGGCATCCAATATATTGACTGTGGCACTAGTGGCGGTGTTTATGGTTTGGATCGCGGATACTGCCTTATGGTTGGGGGTGCAGATTCTGCAGTATCCGTCTGCGCTCCGATCTTTAGGGCACTCGCCCCAGGTATCGGGTCCGCTCCTAGAACTGACCCAACCAGTCGTGCAACCTCTGCTGAGTATGGTTGGTTACATTGCGGACGACCTGGTGCAGGTCATTTCGTAAAGATGGTCCATAATGGCGTTGAGTATGCAATTATGCAGGCATACGCTGAAGGATTTAATCTTCTAAATGAAGCAGATGCAGGAAGCAAATATGTCGCAGAAGGAGACGCAGAAGTTGCCCCGATGGAAAACCCTGCCGATTATCAATATGATATTGATGTTGCTGAGGTGGCTGAGTTATGGCGTCGTGGTAGCGTGGTCGGCAGTTGGTTACTTGATCTTACTGCGGATGTACTTCGGAGCAATCCAAAGCTTGATAAGTTCGATGGAGGGGTTTCCGATAGCGGTGAGGGTCGCTGGACTGTTCATGCCGCTGTCGATTTGGGTGTACCCGCTCCTACTATTAGTACGGCGTTGTTTGAGCGTTTTGGGTCTCGTCGTCTGGGCGCTTACGCGAACCGGGTATTGAATGGTATGCGTTACATGTTTGGAGGACACAACGTAAGATGAGTATCTGTATTGGAATGAATAGCATAGTTGCTGCTTTAGCAACAGTAGTTGTTGGTGAAGTAACTCCCGAATCAGTTAGAACTTACATTTCACTTAATGCTGATCCATGGGATAATAACGCACAAATAAATTTTGAAGAACCTATGGGTTCTTTTGGTATTGAATATGACATTCATAAAAATGTTAGATTATTTGCCGAACATCTTTCATCACCCATGCAGTGTGATGATCATCCAGGAGTCAATCATGCCGGAATTAAACTTCTCGCACCAATTGGTAGCACTACTATTTACTCTGGGATCAGCATTAACAATTCTGATTTTGATAGTAATGATAGGTTTGATGGACCATTGGTATCAATAGGTGCTGAGTATGGTAAAGATTTTAAGGTATATGTTGAACATCTAACTAGTATCACAGATATTGAAGGTGGTAGAACATCTTTTGGATTCAAGGTATTCTTTAAATGATATTTGCAGATGTCCTACTTTGGGGAGCACTACCGTTTGTATGTGCCACCATCTATTTCGGGGTACGAAAAGGTGAAAATAACTATTACGAAAGCGACGACTATGACGGAAATGGAACAGCACACTGAAATTCTCACGCACCAAATTGTAATTTTTGGTGCTACTGGAGACTTATGCAAGAAGAAATTAATTCCTGCATTGTTCAAGTTGCATCAAAAAAATCTGTTGCCATCCAACATGGTGATTGTTGGAACGTCTCGTAGAGAGACTAGTAAAGAAGTCTGGGTAGAATCCTTAGGTGATTATCCTGAGGATTTTATTCGTAGACTGGACTGGGTATCTACTGATCTAACGATGATTGATACCCTTCAGCATCTTCCAGATGCGGATGATACAACGTATTTCTTATCAGTACCACCGGAGAGATATGAATCAGCAGTCGTCAACCTCAAAGCATCAGGACTCCTCGACGATCCGGAAAGATCGCGTGTTATTATTGAGAAACCCTTTGGGCACGATTATAAATCTGCTAATCATTTACAGTCTGTGGTGGGGAGATATTTACGCGAGAAACAAGTATATCGCATTGACCATTATCTTGGCAAAGATACTGTTAACAATATACTTGCTACTCGGTTTAGCAACATTCTTCTGGAACCATTATGGAACCGTAATTACATAGAAGAGGTGCAGATTTATGCTACCGAAACCATTGGGTGTGAAGGACGTGCTCAGTATTATGAAACTGCTGGAGCAGTTCGTGACATGCTTCAAAACCATATCTTGCAGGTTCTTTCGCTCATTGCTATGGAAGCACCCTGCCGAATGTCAGCAAAAGAAGTCAGAAGAGAGAAGACGAAAGTCCTTGCAGCGACT